ATTTTGCGGTCTATATATAATCCTGCTGCTTTGCCTCTGTTTGTTTCCGCATTCACAGCTGCACTCCAAGCCCCCTTTTTCAAAGCGGCGTCTTTAATTCGCCCAAGTTCTGCCACATGACTGGCGTAATTGACTTCGTATTTTTTAAGTCTTTCCTCTCTAAGTTCGCCTATGTATTTAACCACAAGCGGATTTAGTTTTGGGTTGGTCAGCTCTGACCCTTCTTGTCTACAACGTTTCTCGCTGTACCCTGCCAGCTTGGCTGCCTCTGATTTTGTTAGAGGTCCTTCTGGTCCACCGAATACAAGTAGTTCGGCAAATCTCTTTTGCATTTCTGTAAGTCTCTTTGGTAGTCCCATATTGACTTTTTAGAGTAACAATCATATATTGTCAAGGATGGTAATGACAAATAAAGATATAGCTGATCTTAATAAACAGTTAGATAAAATCAAGGAAGACAAAGGTCCAAACGATTTGGAGAGAAGAATAAAGAACTTAGAGGATGTAAACAGATCTCATCAAAAGTTAAATGGTGACTTACGTGCAGAGGTTATGTTCTACAAGAAGAAAGCAGAACACTTTGAGCTTATGTCAAAGCAACTTAAGAAAGAGAATCAAGAGTTCAGGCAGAAGACTTCTGACGTGGTAAGTGAGTTTAGAAACAAAGGTGATATGTAATGTTTGTAAAACATTTACAACAATACTTAGATCAGTTCACAGATGGCAAGAAAGGTAACGCTGTTGGCAACGCAACTATTTATGTGCAAGTGGGTGGACACCTAGAAGAGATAAGACGTATTGAAGTTCAAGAGAGTAATATTATTGGCAGTAACTCCATTAGAGTCGTATTAAAACCTACTAGAAATAGAATACTACTGGCTCCTACAATACCAGAGTAACTCTGAAAAAATGAGAGGACCAGAGGCAAAACTCTACCAAAAAATTAAGAAAGCAACTCCCTCAATAACGTGGAATCGTATAGAAAATTTGGCACTTCCTGGTATGCCAGATGCGTTGGCTTATAATAAAAATCATTTATATTTTACTGTTGAGTTTAAAGTCACGAAGGGTAACAAAGTTCGTCTGTCGCCTCATCAAATTGCGTATCATATTACACATCCTAAGAATAGCTTCATCTGCGTTCAGCACCTCGGTTCGTGCATCGTGAAACTTTATGAAGGATCCATGGTTCGTGAGCTTGATGCTTGCGGCTTGGAGCTTGAAGCTTGGCGCTTGGGCCTTGATGCTTGTTGCTTGGCGCTTGCCGAGCTTGGTGCTTGATGCTTGCTGCTTGGGCCCTGGACCCTGAGCCCTGTAACATCGACTGACCAATTGTCAGCCATATATCTCTTCGCAGTAGCCATCTAAATCTAGGTTATCACAGAAGCCGATGTAAACCTTGTCCGAGCCCCAGGATCCCTCTACCTCTCGCGTCCAAGTGTCGACCCAAATCGTAGGGCCGCCTCCAGCACACAGGATCTTGGCTCCCAGGTATTGTTTATCATGATCAACTAAATATCTGATACTGTACGTGTCTTCCATCCAGCTGCCGGCACTGTCCTGCTCTCCTGGGTTCGTGATGCTGTCTGCAATGTTCTCGCACATCCTGCGAAGCTGTTCTCCGCATGTCTCGCCTCTCCTGTTCTTAGATCTCTTTAGCGGCGTACCGCTGTCTTCAAATTTAACTTCCATATTTTTCCTTTCTGTTTACCTGCAGCCTACCACAGGATTGTGGCAAGCTTGTGGCTTGGCGCTTGCTGCTTGAAGCTTGACCCCTGATCCAACACATACTACGGCCACCTGCTTTTTGTGGATCGATCCCCCGAATGCAGAGGTATTGGATCAGGACTCAAGTTTGGCCAAGCCCCGCCCGCTAGGGCAGAGGCCATTGTTATTTCAGACTTGACCCTGTAACAGTCCACTAGCCCCTAGTGCGGGAAAAACTGTTACAGGCTCCAGCTAACTTAAACCCAGAATAGTTTGGTAATAGTCGCCAGAAGCTTTACACCATCCTCACTGGTTAACCTGTTGGATGATAACCAAACTATTCAGGGTTCAAGGGCAATGCACCTAAGGGTTGTCCTTAACACTGCCGTTGACCCGAAAGGACTACAGGAGGTTTAACTTTATAACTTTCAGTCCCCTGTATTCCTAACTTAATATAAGACTTGACAAACTCTTTGTCAAGGGATAATCTGGGATAATTATAAACACTAACAGAAAGGACATAATGTCAAAAATAAGAATGAACACCGAGTTTCGGAACAAGCTCTTTAACAAGATTAAAGATGTGTTTGAAAAAGAGGAAACTCAGGAACGTCAAGCATTTATGGAAAGTCGAGAGACTTTCAACGATATGCAAAACCACACCTTTAATGTTGCGAGGCAAGTGGTGGAAAGGTCATACCCAACTGAAGATGTAAATACTCTACAACACTTCAAGAAAAAATATGGCGACCCATGTGATGTTGTTGCTAAAGATAAATGCTTTTACTTTGCACACTCAGAAGATAAAGAAAGTGAAGATGATGACGATACCTCATCACACTTTGACTTTGGATTGTATGGCAATCTAAATGGTCATGAGTATGGTGATAGCGAGAATGCACAGCATTTCGCCCACGCTTATTTCCGTGAGGAGTTAAAAGCCAATGGTTGTAATCCTGATATCATAGCTCAACAAAGTGGTAAGGACAACAACCCACATAAAACTAAACACGTTGAGGCAAACGATAAATTTCTTGGTAGAAGTCATAGTCGTTATTCTAATGAGAATGAAATTGGTTTGACTAAAAGTTATAACGAACCATTTTATCTTGATGTGATTGGAACTTCACATTGTAGAAGTAGAGCGATAGCTTGCACTAAAAAAGAATACGAAATCTTTTTAGCATGGCGTCAGGCGAAAGCTAATGTTGTATCAACTCACCAAACTTGGATTGATAGTTTGCAAAAACAATTTGAACAATTAAAGATTGGATTGAAAGCATACAGATATCTAAGCGAGGGTATTGAACTTGCTAGAGAACTTGGAATTGAATTAGACGAGGCGGAATTAGTTAGAACTAATTCTACTGGTCTTACAATATACAACCCAAGCAACTTGGCAAATCTAATCAAAGGTATGAAAAACAAAAACGTATCGAGAGAAGATAAAATCAAGGCAAGACTACAATACGAAAAACAAAGCGTTAATTAACAATTGACATTTTATCTGGGATAATATATTATCCCAGATAACAGAAAGGACGAAATGTTTTATATAACTTACTACGCAAAGAAACACAGAAAGTTTATCACGAGGAAAGGTCAGTACGATAAACCTGACGGAACGAAAGGAAAATCTTTTGTATCTAAAAATGGTGTTCCATGTTTAGTGTACTGGGATTTAGATAACGATGGTTGGCGAATGGCAACTGGCGAAACGAGGGTGCGAACATGAGTTCGCATGTCTGGTGTCATGGTCCGTATTGTCATACTCATCAAACAGTAGACCGAGTTCGAGGAACTAAAGGAAATAAAGTTTTAAGAACGAGAAAGGTAAAAGTGTATGATAATAATGATGGTAACTTTTATAATTGGTTTTGTAGTCAACATTGCTACAACGAATTTGCAAATAAATTTGCTCAACAAATTATTAGGATTGCACCGCGAACCGAGCCACTCGAAACGCGAATCGAGGACCCAAAGAAAACGGAACATACAACTGACTGGGGTCACAAGTGGACTCATACTGAAATAAAAAAGATTGACACAAGTAATAATGTAGGATAATATTGGACCATGGAAACAAAAACAAATCATGACTACACAAGACGCAATAGATTCTCAGGTGAGTCTATTGAACTAACAAAAGAGGAAGCGGAGAAACACGATAAGATATTTTATCATGAAGCTCTCGCTACTCTTGAAGATAAAGAACTAGGCGAAGGTGCAAGCAAGCACTGGCAAGAAATGCGTAACCTATTAGATTGGTTTATTAAAAACAATGCCAAAGCATATATGGTGTTGTTAGACTAAACAAAAACCCTCGGGC